ACTGTGGAAAATCATTTCGTCGCTCATCATCTTAAAGTCTTCTAAGTCACTAAACTGTGTTCTCAATGCGTCTGTTGTTGGAGCAATTGGGAACGCAGGTCTATTAACGCTTGTCAACCAAGTTTGTGTAGCTTGATAATATGTTTCTGTTAGTACATATACGTCAATAATATTTGTGAATGTTGGATCAATTCTCTGATCATCAGGCACATAATGATTCCATTGGAAGTTTAAATTGTTTCTTCCTAAGAATGCTTTATGATTTACAGTATCGTTAAAAATACCACCTGTTGTTGATGATGCTAATCCAGCTTCTGATGCTGCGGTGCCACTAGTTGTTATTGTATTACTGTCTGCATTATTAATTTGTAGCTGACTGCTTACGTTTGATGCTGTAATACCGATTGCAGAGAGTGAAGTGTTATTGTTAATATCAATCACTGTCTGTGCTAACGTTGTACCTGTTAAAGTTGTTAGAATACCATTGATAGTAAGTGTATCACCAATGCTAAATGTTGGGTTTATAACTGTACCTAACGCAACCGATTGTGTTGAGCTATTCAAATAAAACTGTTGCTGATTAATTGCAAAGCCAACAGTGCCAGAAGGCAATGTTGTCGTAGTAATATTAGATACATCTTGGAATGTAATGATTGTAGTGTCAGGATCCCAATACTGATAATCACCATCAGTTGTAAGGGTCTGATATATGTAACGGCCTAATAGTGATCCGCCTGTTAACTGACCTGTTGGGTCAACAATAATATTAAAGATATCTGGATCTTGTGGATTACCAGTATCAGTTGGATCTGGGAATGATATCTGGACACGTCTTGGTTCAATATAGCCATCTGGGTAAACAAATGCGTCTACTAAGTCAAACTCATACGCGGTGCCTAATGGTGTATTGCCTACTTGCGCGTTTGGACCTGTGCCTGTTGGTAATGTGTTATATTTAAGAACACGAATAAAGTCTTGTAGAGCTAAGTTTGTATTTGTATCAATTACTTTAAAGCTCTGTACAAAGTAAAAACGTGCATCTGTACCTTGTCCTGGCAAATATTGTCCCAATAGCAACCAGCTTGCATCTAAGTTTGAATTTGTTACATCGCCAGCATGTTCTAAGCTAAATGCGCCATCTAAATTAATATTGCTTGCTGTAATGATATCCCAGTCACCTTCAAGTGCATCATAACGCAATGCAAAGGTAAGCTTGTTATTAATTTGTTCTTCAATTGCAGTCATTTCATCTGCATCAAGTGTTCTTCTAAAGCTTGGAATAACTGTTGCTACTCTCCAGTCATCTGGAATTGTTTGACTTAAAACAACTGGACCAATACCTGTTTGGTCTATCAGTGAGCTTACACCGTTGCCAGTAACTTGTTCAATGCTTGCCCACTGATATGTGCCTGGAGATGAAGTAGCTGGGAAGCCGGCCTTAGTTTGAGCTGTACCGCCGATAGTTACTGCTTCTCCATTAACGTCTGTGATGCCTAACTGATTGTTTGTATTATATGCGCTAATACCAACAGTGATTAGAGATCCATCACTATTAATATCGTTGATAGCTGATGTTACATCAGATCCTGTAAGTGTAACAACAATAGGTACACCATACGTTGAAATAATTAGAGGTGTGCTAAAAATTAATGTGTCAACATTAGGTGAAAAAACTGGATTTACGGTTGTGCCTAATATTTGTGTTGGTCCAATAAACTTTACAAGCGCGCCGGTTGTTAGGTAACCATAATTATATGGCTGTCCGTTACCAATGGCTTGTCCTTGATAGCTAGAGCTAATAAGACTTTTAAATTCACCTGTAGTGCCATAACCGCTTCCGTTAGCCATATGCCATATTGTTGGCACAATGTTTGATACAGTTGGGTTAGTTGAACTATCAATTGGTATACGTGGATAGTTTGCAAGAAAGAAGTCTCTAAAATCAATTTCGTTTAGTAGTGGCTGTATGTCACTTGTAACCATTTCCAAAGCTGTTTTGATTGTTGGAAGGTTTTCATAAGAGCTTCTGTTAAATGGTTCTTCATAGATAATACCGTCATCAGTGAATAGCTTTGTGTTCTGATATTTGCCTGTTGGATCATTGATATCAATGTAACGGCTCTGTCCACTGTATGTACGGTTAATAGCTTTTACTTTGCGAGCGGTATTGCCGTATTGTAATGGAAAAATATTGTAGTCTTCGCCGTTTACCATTCTGTTTTGTGTATAGTACACTTGGTTGGCGCGTGTTTTAATTTGCTCTGTTGTTTCACGTGGCACACTTGCACCAGCATCTAATGAACTAATACCATACTGCAATGAATATGTAAGTGTTAGGTTATATTGCTCAGTTGTTGATCCAGAGCTTAGAATGTATGGAATTACAATCTGTATGTTTTGTAAATCAGTGCTGTTGATCTGATATTTTAAACCGTTGCTTACACGTACCCAGAAACGGAAAATGCCTGTTGGTGCAGTACCAAAACGACCATCACCAAACTTAACGCTAATTGTATCGTTATCGCCTGTAATTACTGTATAGATTGTTCTGTTCTGTGCATCTGTACTTGTAAATGCTACGCTGTCTGTTGTTGGTACTTGTGTCCATGTTTGAACTACTAGACCAGCATCATTGATTTGCTGAACCCAAACGTCAATTTGGTTGACGTTCTGTACATTTAATGTAACTACGCGGTTTTCAATTGGGTAGTCGAACTGATAGTCAAAGCTCTGTAGTGTGCCTTGTTTGAAGTATGAAAAGAAACCGGTATTTGGACTGCCGTTACCTGCGCCATCGTTTTGATAAACAATGTTTTTTGCAGCTAATGGATCTGGGGTGTTTTCATCGTAAACACTTAGTATTGGATCAATAGTTGGATTAACAACTTCAAACGCCATGCTTGTACCATTAATGGTAGCTTGGAAAGCATCTGATATTGTTGTAAGTGGTGCACTATTAAGTTGATACAATTGCGCTGTAACGTTATTTGTTAATAGCTGTTGCTGAACTGGAAGACCAAAAGGATTTGTGCTTACAAAAGCATTATTCATAATCTGTATGAATTGATCATACCAATTTACGTTAGTTGAATCGTTCCAATTTACTGCTAAGTTAGCTAGGCTTAACCCTGTATTGTCTACTAATGGTTGATCTGTCTGTACTGTTACAAGCTTAAAGATACCACGCGCTGGATAGTTGCGCTTTGGTGTGTAGTTAAGCATTGATGCAATTTTAAGAATGCTCTCTCTACGTTCAGCAGTATCTAAGAAATTTTCACGGGTGTTTAAATCAATACGGAATGCAAGTGATTGACCTAAATACGCTAGAAGGTCGATAATAAAAACAAATTCATCACTGTTAATCCAGTCGTTTTAGTTTTCAGGATAGTTTGTTTGAATGTATGTGACCATCGCTTGTTTGATGGTATCGAAATCATATGCCTGTAGGTTTACTGTTGAGAACGCTTTATAGATAACGTTCCAATTTTCACCAGCAAATAGCTCTGATTGTCTTTGTTGTGCATTTGATGACATATTTAACTACCTGTGGTATTCTGTCCAGCTTGTGCTGTACTTTGATTAAAGTCTACTTGAAGCTGGGCTGTTGTTTTGAAGTTTACATAGTACAAGGTAATAAAAGCTACATAGCCGTTTTCTTGTTCTGCTATTTCCATCTGTTGTAAACTTACTCTTGGTTCTGCATTTATAATATTTGTAAGATCAGCTTGAATCTGACTTATGATACTTGGAGATTTAAGTTCAAATAATAGATCCCAAACAATGGAGCCGTATTCTGGCTGCATTAGTCTTTCGCCCTTGCGGGTGTTGATGTTGTTAAGCAGGTCTTGATTAACTAAATCAATGTTATAGAGGTTTTGAACACCATTTACAGTGCTCAAACCCGAATATAGAGGTTTGGTAGCCATTTCGATAAACAATCACTTACAATTATTATCTAATATTTATGGCAGAAAAAACCATGGTTTTTTAGAAAACCCGTTAATTATTATATTGATTTAAGGATTTATGACGTTGGTACAGGGGTTGAGAACGTTAAAGCTTCTAAACGTCGGCGTTTTACCAGTACAGGAAGCACTACGAGCTTGCCTTTTACATGAGCATGGACCCACTGCATTAGTAAGTTAGGAACTTGTGAAAAATCGCCCGCATTTAGTGCTTTTGCCACTTTAGTGCCAGAGATACTGCCAGGTCCAGCGTTATATACAAAGTCTACAAGTGCATCAAATTGGTACTGAGTAAGAGGAACCTTAATGTTTTTCTTGATTGCATTCTCTGCTTTTTTAACATCTTGACCAAGAATTACCAAAGCTTGTTCTTTTGATAATGGGCCGGATTGTACATAAGCAGGGTCAGAAGCAATGATATCGTGCCCGAAACCAATAGCTCTTTTGCCTACATCACTGTAAACAATAGGTGAAAACCCTTCTTGATCTGCAATAAACTGTAGTCCTGCGGCACTAGTAACCAACTGAGATACTGGGGATAATTGATTTGTTTGGCCAGAATAACTATACACTGGATTTTGATTCTTATCATATCCTTGTGGAATATAAACGCCTTGTTTCATACCTTTTGTTGGGCTTCCCATAACTGGAAGTGGTTTAACCGCATCAGGTATTGTATTACCTACGCTAGTTGCATAGGTTCCCTCAACTGGTGGTGGCGTATCAATAGCTGCCGCAGCATGTAGTGGCCAAGGTTCATGATCTGGAACTCTATCGCAAACTGTCGTTGTTGGAACTTCTTGTCCTGCTGAATTCTGAATGCTTTGCTGACTAGTAGATGGTGATTCTGTTTTTGGCTGTGTATTATTTGTAATGCCTGGGTGTGGGAAGTTATCACTAATTGTTCTTCTACCACTTGTTTGCCATTTTTGGATATCACCAATAAATGTCTGTGTATATTGTCCACCAACATGCAATGATGCGCTCTGCATTGAAACTAAGTTCAATGTTTTAGCTGCTTGAATATTTAAGTTGCCTGATGAATTAACATTAACATCACCACCAGAATTAAAGTTGATGTTGCCGCCTGCATTAAAGTTAATGTTACCTACTGCATGGACGTTAAATCCTGAACCAGCATAAAAGTCTATGTTGCCATCTACATTTAATTCCATCCAGCTTGCACCATCTCTACTAATTGCATAGACATGTCCATCTGTTTCAGAAATAAGAATCTGTGCGCCGCTTGGTGTTCTTAAACGAATTAATTGACTACCATCACCATCGTCCATAACGAACTGGTTGCCGCCTGGAGTTAAAATACCTACTACTTGGCTTGGCGAATCTCTTCTTGCACCTGATGTTGCTGCACCTCTTAAAGGATCAGTGAGCAAACCTTGTGTTTGCAATCCTTCTGTAAGCGTTTGATAGTATGGTCTAATTGTATTAACGTTACCAGTTTTATTATATTCAGACGTTGGAATAGCTGTATTACCAAACTGTGAACTTTGATAACTGTTGCTGGCTGGAATGCCTGGCACCATGTTATTCATATCTTTTTGCCAAATACATGCAACCCAATATGCTTGGCGCATATCACCGTTAATAAAGACAACAATAACTTCGTTGTTTAAATCTGGTGGTGTAGCCCAAAAGCCATAGCTGGTTTGTGTTTCAACAGGATTTTGTATATTATTACCAAGTGATTCAATATCTGATGCGCCGGCGAATGGTGAAGCATAAGAACATGTAATCCAGCCAGATGGATCTGTTTCTAAGGTATTGCTACCTTTAATCCAAACTTTATAGCGGCCCATATTTTCAGAGTCAACTACTTCTTTAATAACACCAATTTGTGGGGTGTTAGTATCAAAGCGTTTGAGCGCGCCGCCTTTAGGATTTACAACTCTGTTTGCACTACTCATTATAATGCCTTGCTAATTTTGCTAATTACACCACTAATAGTAGTATTTAATCCGGCAGCATTTGCAGCGCCATTTGTAGGTCCGTTAACATTAACGTATTGTGCTAATACTTTTGGATTTGTTTGAATATCTCTAATACAATCAAGCTTTTGCGTAAATTTACCTTCTGAGAAACTATGTAAAACCGTAATAACAGTGTACACACCAACAAACAAATCTGCTTGCTGTACATCTACAAAACCTGTTGACTCATTAAAAGTTTTTGGTGTGTTGAATGTTAAAAATAAACAATTCTCACCGCGCAAATAATTTACAAAGTTACCGCTGGTTGGTGTTGATGTTGTATTATTTGATAGGCGATTAAAAATTTCTAAATCGCTTTCACCTAACCAATATGGATCTCCGCGGATTTCCATACTAATTTGTAACAAGTCTTGATAGGCTGTATTATCATAAAGCTGATTGGTTATAATACCAAACACACTTCTACCTAAGTTTGTTGTTTGCTCTAAATTATCTGTAATGCGAGTCATATCAATTTCAGGATCAATCTGTTTAACATACATGCTAAGGATTGCTGGATTGTTTGACGTGACACTTACATTGTTATTCAGTGTTTCAATTAATGTGCCTTGTGGATTTTGTGAGTTTACAGTGCTTGATGTCAAACTACTTAACAAGCTACCCAACGAAGATGGAAGCAGTCTTGAAACTGATCCAGTTAATACAGGAAGTGTTGCAGCATTTGCGTTTTGTGCCTGAACTGGTGCAGAAGATGTTTGATTAAGTTGATCAACTTGTGTAATCGCAGTTGAAAGCTGTGAACGATTAATTTGATTACTTGATGCCAATTGATCTAATGAGCTAATAACGTTAGTTCTAGGATCTGTTACTGTTGGTGTAGTTGGAATTGGTGTTTGATTGGTTGTAAGATTTGATGAGCTATTAGCCTGTGTTAAGCTCATAATAGCAGCATCTTGTGAACCTGGGATTGGTGTATATGCAAAATTGTTCTGTGAAACATTTTGTCTTAAATCGTCTGGTGTAGTTGTTGTACTTGTTTTTGCATTACCGCTAACGAACTTAGAATTTACGTTATTTTTTCTTTGTAAAGCATTAGCATAATAAACGTTTGATGCACGCCATAGGTTGTTTAAGTCTAACTCCAGTTTCAACACATCTGTGTTTTGCCCAGTAAACATATACTGGTATTTTTTCTTTAAAGCATCTTGCAATAGATACTGAATACGAGCTGGTTGGTCATCTTGTGATGGCTTGTCAATAATTGTTCTGAACGTATCATATTTGTTGATATAATATGTGTACTTGCGAACATAGTCATTTGCTACCGCAGCATAACCTAAGAATTCAACTTTACCTTTAATGTTTGCAATTTGACTTATTTTTGGCGCGTTAGGCTGCTTATCCATTTTTTGCAAATCGCTGCTTGGGTTAATCATTATGTTGCCTTCTTTAGTTGTGGCAAGCACAAGATCAACAATTCTATCTATAGTCATGTCGGTATTTAAAACAATACTTCTTTTATCGCCTTGT